ACCCTATAGAGTACCCTATAGTATATATATATATTATAGATAGGGTACCACAACGCCTGCCAAATGTCAACTAGACCGATGGATGTATCTCGATGTCCAGTCATCTTGGTCGTCTTTACCGTCGAGCCCGTCCGAGGAGGCGGGCATCCGGACAATGGGTTGAAGGGTGCCGTCCTCTCCCGAAGATAGGGGAGCCTTCGAGCCTTGAGGATGGACCTGTGGTCTATGATCTAGTGGTCCCTGTCGCGACCTCTGAATGGGTCGAGACGGGGATCCTGGACTACGATGGCGTCCCCATAGAGCGGCCTGTAGAGGCGCCTATAGGGTTCCTGTGGGAGTTCTTTGAGGAGTGACGCCCAGGAGATGGGGGGCAAAGACGTAGAGAGATTCCTTTCTACCTAATTGCCCCCCCTTCTCTTCCCCTATACGCAGTCGCGCGTAGTCCCGAAGTATACGCGATCCCGGATAGTTTGCTGCAGTCGTCTGAAGTGGGGCCCTTGAGAGGGAATGATCGCGCGACCCCCCGTGGGGGTGTGCCTCGCGCGTTAAACGCGCACGCGCACGCGTTGATCTGCGCACGCGTATGGCACGCTACGTGTCGCGGCCAGCCAGCCGATGCCCATCCCTACGGGATGCGCCACCAGATATCGCATCGGACGCCCCGGGGATTGAGCGGTGCTGCCCGGCGCTGGCCAACGTGGCCGCGCATAGTCGCGCTCCAATGCGGCCCATGGTGTTTTTTGCCTCGCCCACAGCCTACGGATGCGCCCCGCCTCATGGCGCGCGTGTTATGCCCGCGCCGCTCCGCCAATGGGGCAACCCCTACGGGGTTGACTTTTGCTGCCATCTGTGGGACATTGTTCGGGTCGATCGGCACTGCCCGGTCGACGCCACCACAGCGCTGCCGATGGGTGCTCCACCCATGGCCCGCTTGGCCCGCAGAAGGGGCGCTGTGAGGGCACGTCAAGGGCACGCTAGCCGTGTCTTGGGGCGGCCTCGAAACGGGGGGCTTGACAGCCACCACGATCCCTGCCATAGTGCAAGGGTCGACACATGACAGGGACGCAATGACGGCCAGGGACTGGCCCGAGCCAAGGCAACCATCGGAACGCCGCCCACTAGCCCATAGGACCGGTGCCTGCACACAGCAGGTGACCGGCACCCGGCTAAAGCCCGCAAGGGATCGTGTGAACACACTGACACATGGGTGCTCAGCATCCACGGCTGATGTGGGCGCACCGCAACAGGTGCATCCGACCAGCCGCGGCGAGAACGCCCATGCATTGCCTGCCCGACATTACAGCGGGCAGGCGTTTGTCCCTTTTCAACCGGGAGACCATGACATGTTCAACATCACTATGGGCTTGCTACTGCTAGTCGTCATGCATCTCACCCAAAGCGCCACCACACGCTGGGCGGATCGCATCGGCTACGTGCTAGTCGGCCTCAACTTCATGATCGGCGGCGCCTCAATCGCCGTCGACATGATGGCCAAGTCATGAACTATTCCCTGCCATCTGTCATTGGTGGCAGGGGTTTGTCACTTTTCAACCAGGAGCACTCACATGCACAAATTCCTGATCACGGCCAAGTCGAGCAACCGCAAGACTGGGCCAATCATGGTGACAACCAGCCCGCGTTCAACGTGCCCGTCGGCCTGCCCCTTCAGGGGCAGCGGCTGCTACGCTGAAGGTGGCCCGCTCAGAGCAATCTGGTCGGCGCTCGACAAGGGGGAGGCTGGTGAACGGGTACAGAATGGGCGCGGCTCACTCCAGGTCCACAGCCTGGGCGGCCTGCTTGACGCCATACGGCAGCAAGCCCCTGGCGCTCTGTGGCGCATGAACCAGGCTGGGGATCTTCCCGGCCATGGTGACGCGATTGATCATGCGGCGGTGGATGACATCGTCGCAGCTAATCGCGGTCGGCGTGGGTTTACCTATACTCACAAGCCGATGACGGCCGAGAATGCCGATACCGTTCGTTGTGCGAACGCGAATGGCTTCACGGTTAACCTGAGCGCCAATGACTTGGCACACGCTGACGAGCTGGCTGACCTTGGCGTCGGTCCAGTTGCGGCAGTACTCCCCAAGGATCAGACCGCTAACACGGTCACCCCGAAGGGCCGTAAGGTTATCGTCTGCCCGGCAACGGTGCGGGACGATGTCTCATGCTCCACCTGTCAACTCTGTGCCCGTCAGCGGGATTTCATCGTGGGCTTCCCGGCTCATGGTGCAAGCTCCCGTAAGGCCGACACCATCGCCAAGGGTGGTGCTTGACCAATTGCCTGCCATGTGCTTACCAAGTCGTGGCAGGCGTTTGTCCCTTTTCAACCAGGAGACCTAAGATGACGCGACTCGAGGAACTGGAATCACTACTCACTGACCTAATTGAGCAGGACTACATCGATAGCATGTCCGATGATCTGTATTACACCAATGGGCGGCGCGCAGCTGCTAAGCGGAGGATCGCGGAGGTGGAGATGGAGATCCAGCAGATCAAGCAGGATCAGTGGGCGAGTCTCTGATCACTTTGCCCGGTCACACCCGGCCGGGCGTTTGTCACTTTTCAACGTGACGATTGCAGCAAGGAGAACCCTACCATGTCGGACGCTGACATTACCATCTCTAAGGCGGGTTTCGTGGCATTCCGTGGGACAGATGCGGTGCACCTGCTCCGTGTCCGCACCATCATGAGCGGCATTAAGCTCCACCTGTCTACAGGCGGCAAAATGAAGCTCACGCGGGGTTCCTCGATCACCAAGCTCTTGGAGCTGGCGTCAACCTACACTGGCAAGGACTACAAGCGGACCCAAGCGGCTCAGGCTTGGGACGATCTCAACATCTGGTCACTCAACATGGCCAGCGGGCTGAAGATAGAGCAGGTATGAGCATTCCCCTGCCATGTACTCACGAGTATGCGGCAGGGGGTTTGTCCCTTTTCAACCAGGAGACCAACTATGCACAACAGCGGACACATCAATGGCGTCAACAGCGCTGGGTACTCCCTCCGGGAGAACATGGCCGCCTATGACAAGCTGCCTAAGGCCATCCGTCAGGCTCTCCAGGAGTCCGTCTTTAACTGGAGTGCTGCATCCATCACCATGGGCCGCCGGAAGTTGGGGGCGAAACGTGCGTCGATCCCTTACGTGGTCGAGCGCATCAGGTCTGAGGATGTCAGAGTCGTGGCCCTGAACCCTCCCAAGCTCTAACTGTTCCCCTGCCATCTCTTCACAAGGGTGAGGCAGGGGGTTTGTCAATTTGCAGAAAGGGGTTTACAATGGACGCACTGACCACAATCAGCATCAGCCTACTGCTACTTGCGCCGCTCGTCACATTCCTGGTGATCGGCGTCCTGTTGCTGTTAGGCCTGAAGATCAGCGGAGATCGCTGACACTTTGCCCGGTCACCCGGCCGGGCGTTTGTCACTTTTCAACGTGACCAACTAGGAGACACCGAACATGCCTCAGTTCCTTCGGCTTACCAACGTCCAGAGCGGTCGGCAGGTGATTGTCAACGCCGCTCATATCATCCGGATCTACAGATCCTCGCAGGATCGCATCGAGATCCTGGATGTGACTGGGCCGATGACAACCGTAATCCTCAGCGACGAGACGGACCTGTACGTCCGGGAGTCCGCCGACGAGATCGCTGTTAAGCTCGGCTGCTGATCACTTTGCCCTACCTTCGGGTAGGGCGTTTGTCACTTTTCAACGTGACGCTTTGCAAGAGGGTAACCACCATGAACACCTACGTCCACTGCTCCAGCACCCGCTCGATTGAGACCCTGCAGTCTCGGCTTGCTCGACACTTCGAGGAGATCTTTGAGCCGGTACCAATCCACCTCATCGATGTCCCGGCCAAGGTCCCCCCAACGACTGTGGTCCGCGGCTCGAAGCCGGAGAAGGCAAAGCAGTAAGCATTCCCCTGCCATCTCTTCATCAAGGTGAGGCAGGGGGTTTGTGAATAACCTTCACCCAGGGAGAGATAGCATGAACCGCAAATGGATCATCTGGCGGCCGGTGGTCTTCACCATCGGCGTCATCGCCACGGTACTTGGATGCATCGGCGCGTGGGAGTACGCTCTCAAGCTCGAAGGCGGACGGGTGTCGTATCTAGTCCTAGCCGCTCCGGTCGTCGCCGTGGCGGCAGGGATCATCCCGCCGATTGCCCACTGGTCATGGGCAGCCGGTGATCGGGTACGGGCCATCCTGTGGTGGCTCGTCCTGATCCCAGTCGCGGCTGTGGTTTTCTTCGGCGCCGCCGAGCGCGTCCACACCGCCAAGGCTGGAAGCCAAGCAGAGCGGACTGCTCTCCGGAGCGCCGCCGAGCGAGCTAAGGCAGACCTTAGTAGCGCCAAGTCTGAGCTTACTCAGGCTGACCAGCGGGAGGCTCGATTCCGTGGCGCGAAGCAATGTGGCCCGCAGTGTCGGGCTGCCCGGGAGACGGTTGTCCAAGCACGGCAACGTGTTGTGGATGCCGAGGCCAAGCTGATCGCTGCCGACAGCAAGGCCGCCTCTGAGAGCCCGCTAACGGCTCCCATCTGGCTGCTCCCGGCCGCTCTCGACCTGATCGCCTTTCTAGCGGTCTGGTCCGGCCTAGGCGGGCCGTGGCGCACACCAGCGCCGGAGAAGCCGGTACCTGCGCGTCGTAAGCGGTCGTCGAGGAAACGTGCTCGGAAGGCGCCCACACAGCGCGCTCTGAGGATCGTGGCCCGCAACGACAACGCAGGAGCTACCGCCTAGGCGTTGCCGAAACCTAGGGCAGGGGTGTGGTCCCTGCCCGATGGTCCTCGCAGGACGTTACGCTGCGAGCTTTGACGATGGCATAAGTGAATCTACTAGACCATGCCGCGTGGCAGTGGTACAGAGATGGCATCTCTTGACACCAATACTGAGGAGGGCGTATGGAACAAGTAGACGAAAGTTCTACGACTACCGTCGAGGACTACCTTAAAGACGAATGGCCCGACCTGCTGGAGATATTCTTAGACCCTCCTGCAGCGATGCGCGAGATCGAAACCGAGGCCGCGGCTATGGCCCATAATCTCGGGATCACTGCGGGAGAGTCTCTAGACGGAATGCCCACCTACCCCATCATTGTCTGGCGGCTCGTATTAGAACAGTAATTGGAGAGTGGACAATGACTGACACCGGCGCTACACCGTTGCATCCGCTGGCGGCTCGCCGCCTGATACGGTGTCTGTCACGTATGCGGGATCTCCATCCCGACATGACAGTGATGCAGGTCCTGACCCTAGCGCTTATCGCGGAGTCCCCTGGCATCCTCCAGCGGGACCTCTACCGACAGCTAGGGGCCACCGACAGCGCCGCGTCCAGGATCGTTGCCATCCTCTCTGACGTCGGCTCCCGGAATACGCCGGGCATGGGACTCGTATCCATGCGCGTCAACCCTCAAGACCGCCGCGAGCGGCTGGTCGAGCTGACCTCGAAAGGGCGTCGGCTGTGGGATGACGTGAGCCGAGACCTGATCTAACCAAAGGAGGACCACATGACAGTACGCCAACGCGGTTCTGGCTTCCAAGCAGACGTCATGCTGGGAGGGCGCCGCATCAGAGAGACCTTCGCGACCGCCGCCGAGGCGGAGGCCTACGAGTTGCAGTGCCGCGCAGCGGACAAGCTCGGCCAGCCTCTACCAGTCGCCAAGGCGGGCAGCTCGACAACGCGAGCCGCCACGATCCAGGGGCTTTACGAGTACTGCGCCGAGCATCACTGGCGCGGCACCAAGAGCGAGAGCATGGCGTGTCTGAACGCGCGCCAGTTCGTCGCCTACGTCGGTCCCAAGGCAGCCGTCCGGGACACTCTCACCCCGGCTGTTGTCGACGCCTATGTGCAGTGGCGCATGGCTGAGAAGCGTAACAGCAACGCGACCGTAAATCGCCATCTGGCAGCGGTCTCGATACTCATCCAGAACGCCGTGCGTCTTGGCCACCTCACCGCCCCCTTTGAGCTGCGGTGGAAGGCGGAGCCTAAAGGCCGCCTGAGGTACTACAGCGAGGAAGAGGAGTCCCAGGTGATCGCCTGCCTCTTTACCTGGGGGCGGCCGGTTGACGCCTACCTTGTGACCTTCTTGGCCGATACAGGCTGCCGCCTGGGCGAGGCCCTGAAGCTCCAGTGGCGGGACATCGACGGGCGGACGATCAGCCTGATCGACACCAAGAACGGGACCAATCGGCACATCGTCGCTACCGAGCGCGTGATGGCTGTCCTCGGGCAGTTGCGCAACACTCGGGGCGACAAGTCCGGGCCGTTCGCTGGGCTGTCGGCCAGGAACCTCGCCAAGAGATACAAGAAGGTGGTCTCCCACCTTGCTCTGGAGGGGGGCCCGACGCTGCACACATGGCGTCACACTTGTGCATCCAGGCTGGCCCAGCGCGGGGTCGACCTGTACCACCTGCAGCGGTGGATGGGGCACACCAACCCCGCCACCACGCAGCGTTACGCGCACCTCAGCCCGACCACTATGGCCAGCCTCGCGCAGGTCCTGGAGGGGCAACGGCTGACGGTGCAGGGCGGGCATGGCGGAACGGTAGACGCAGCGGCCTTAGAAGCCGTGGCCTAACGGCATGTGGGTTCGAATCCCTCTGCCCGCACCAGCGTGACAAATCGTGAGACAACATTGGCCCTGCTGAGACACTGGACTCGGCGGGGCCTTTGTGTTTCAACGCTTTTTCGTGGTGGCACGGATTTAGGTTCTGGTCCTGGATCCATGCCACTTGTCAACGGTCCCAGGAAACCCTATATAGGGCCGCCACCCGCCGCTCCGCCATCTGGCAGGGGCTGCCATCCCAGGTCGTCACAGGAGACACCCACATGACGCACGTCACCCAAGAGACCCGTGAGCAGGAGATGTTCGAGCGCGGCCGCGCACGGGCGGAGGCTGCCATTCGGCGCACACTGCAGCGGGGGGAAGCGCCTGAGACACCGGCGGGGCGAGCGCTCCAGCGCCGGGCCCTGGCCGCCCTGATCGAGGCCATCAAGGCCTATGTGACCAAGTCCTACAGCGGTCTCCCGCAGCATGTGACCTCGTCTGCCATCATACTCAAGGACATCAACCCTGAGCTGGCGGCATTCGTGACTGTCAGGGCTGTTCTCACGAGCGCCGCGGGCGGATTCGGTCTCAAGGCAACGGCCCGCCAGATCGCGGCCAACATCGAGGCGGAGCTGCTCGGGGACCGGTTCGAGGCCGCCAACCCGGCCCTGTATGAGGCCGTAATCAAGCGGGCCAAGTCCCGCGCCCTCACGCCCGCTCGCCAGGGCGCCGCCGTGAAGATGGCCGCCGTGAAGTTCTCGGTGTGCCCGGTGTCCCTCTGGACACAGTCCGAGCGGCTCAAGTTGGGGACGACGCTGGTCGAGCTGACGGCCCAGTCGACCGGTCTGTTCACTGTGTCCACATCGCTCCGCAATAACCGGACGTCCCACATCATCCAGTTCACCGCGGAGATCGAGCCCTGGTTTGCACAATACAATCAGGCGGCGGCCCTCACCCGGCCGATGTTCCTGCCCACCGTGGTTCCACCACGTCCCTGGGATAGCGTTGACGCGAGCCCGTACTGGAGCAGCCGGATCCCCCGTTCGAGCCTCCTCTCGCGCTCCTTCCCGACCCAGCTCGACCACCTCCGGGCGGCCGATCTCTCGGCCGTGTTCGAGGGCCTCAATGCTCTCCAGGAAACGCCGTGGCGGATCAACCGGCGCGTGCTGGAGGTAATGAGGGCGGCTTGGGACCAGGGCACGCCGCTGCCCTGCATCCCTCAGCGGGACGAGACTCCAATCCCGGAGCGTCCGGCGGAGGTCGAGAACGATGTCAAGGGCGGCGCCCTCCGCAAGGAGTGGAGGCAGAAGGTCCGTGCGATCTACGACGCCAACGCCCTATCCCGGGCTGGCCGCTTCGAGTTTGCGCGTCTGCTGTCCATCGCCGAGGACAACAAGGACCAGCCCGCCATCTTTTTCCCCTACCGCTGCGATTTCCGGGGCCGTGTGTACGCCGCCTCCACGTCGCTCAATCCGCAGGGCACCGACGAGAGCAAGGCTCTCCTACAGTTCGCCGACGGCAAGCCGCTCGGGGAGCGGGGGGTGTACTGGCTCGGGGTCCACGGCGCGAACCTGTTCGGCAACGACAAGGTGAGCCTGGACGAGCGGTTCGCGTGGGCGCAGGAGCACAAGGCCCAGGCCGCTGAGGTTGCGGCCGATCCTCTCCGCAACTTGTGGTGGACCGAGGCGGATAAGCCGTGGAGCTTTCTGGCGTGGTGCTTCGAGTGGTGCGAGGCTGCTGAGGGTAGCCTGTCCCATCTACCCATCGCCATGGACGGGAGCTGCAACGGCATCCAGCACTTCTCGGCCATGCTCCGGGACCCGGTGGGTGGCGCGGCCGTGAACTTGGTCCCCGCCGACAAGCCCAGCGACATATACGGCCGCGTGGCCGAGCGTGTCGTCGAGCAGCTCCAGGTCCTGGCCAAGTCTGACGACCCGGACGCCTGGATGGCCGACGCCTGGGTTCGATTTGGTATCGACCGTAAGATCACCAAGCGGGCTGTCATGGTGCTCCCGTACGGGGGCACGTTCGGGAGCTGCTTGGACTACGTCAGGGACGCCGTACAGGAGCGGATCAGCGGGGGAGTGGCGAACCCATTCGGCGACTCGTTCCCGAAGGCGTGCGGTCTCCTGGCGCGGCATGTGTGGTCCTCGATCTCGGACGTGGTGGTCGCCGCGCGGACTGCTATGGGTTGGCTGCAGAAGTGTGCCCTGGTCGCCAGTAAGGCGGGCATCCCGCTCCGATGGTCGACGCCGTCAGGCTTCGTCGTAGTCCAGGACTACCGGGAGCTGTCCGCGTCTCGGATCAAGACGAGGTTCTGCGGTCAGACCATCTGGTTCGTGTCGGGGGACACAGGGCCGGAGATCAACCGCAAGAAGCAGTCGAGCGCCGTCAGCCCTAACTTCGTACACTCGCTCGACGCTGCCGTGCTCATGCGCACGGTGGTTCGGGCGAAGCGAGAGGGTCAGAAGCACTTCGCGATGATTCACGACAGCTACGGTGTTCACGCTGCGGATACCGAGGATTTCAACCGTACCATCCGAGAGGAGTTCGTTGGCATGTACGTCGAGCATGATGTCCTGGCTGAGTTCCGAGCCCAGCTGTCCGCCCAGCTCCCTCCGGCGGAAGCTGCGAAACTTCCACCACTACCTAAGATGGGCGATCTAAATCTGGACCTCGTCCTGGAGTCGAAATACTTCTTTGCGTAATTCCCTGCCACGAGGCAGCGGTGGCGCAATATGCCTGAACGACCTCTCCCATTAAAGGACCCCAAATGACTCACTCAATGACAATACGAATGGGGGCTGTAGCGTGGGACGCTACGGTTCACAGTGCTGAGGGGGATGCCCATTTCAACCTCAGAAACATGACACGAGAGGAGAGAGGTAAATTCTTCTCCGCTCTCAGAGAGGCAAATCGACAGGTCCTCAAGAAAGGCAAGAAGCATGGGAAGAAAAAATCTCGACGCTCTCGTCAACGCGCCTCCTCAGGCGGTAGCGGAAGTGTCGTTTCGAGTGATCGACGCCATCCAGGACGACCCCAGGATGCACGTCCAGGCGGCAGGGGTGGCCAGCGCCTTCCTGCTCCTGTGTGAGCGTCTAAAGCTCAACGCGCAGGAGGTATTCACCGCCGCCAACAACGTCCTCCACGACGAGCGACACGGCGGGTCGAAGCACTTCAGCGCTGTTCGGGACTACATCCACTACGAGATTACGTCATGATCGACCGTCTCATCCGATTCGCTGAATTCTGCGTCCACACAGATCGCAGGGTTCCGCTCCACGTCCTTGCTCAGCTCGACGCTTACGGCATCGACATTTCCGACTATACCTGACACGAGGCAACCAATATGGCAGACCGCAAGAAGCTCCCCAACATCATCACCCCGAAGGGTACCTTCCGGTTCCCGAAGCTCAACGAGGCTGACTACGGCACCAAGGACTACCCGAATCCGGACGGGTCCTACAGCGTGCAGCTTGTGCTGCAGCAGGACAGCCCGGAGGCTAAGGCATTCCTGGCTGCGCTCAACCCTCACTACCAAGCCGCGATTGCCGAGGCGAAGACGAAGGTCAAGGACCTCCCTGTCGGCCCCCGCAAGAAGCTGGAGAAGGACAACGGCAAGGACGGCGTCAAGGTCAACGACCTCTTCACGCTGATCTACGACAAGGAGACCGAGAAGCCCACCGGTGAGATCTTCTTCAAGATCGGTCGGAAGGCGTCAGGCGAGTACCGGAAGGGTCCGAAGGCTGGCGAGCGCTGGACGTCAAAGCCCCTCATCTTCGATGCCAAGGGCCGCCGCATGGACAACCCGCCGCCGATCTGGTCGGGCACTGTGGGCAAGATCTCCGTCGAGCTGTCCCCCTACTTCGTGGTCGGCACCGGCGCAGCCGGTCTCAAGATGAACCTCATCGGCGTCCAAATCCTCGACCTCGTTTCTGGCGGTGGTCGGTCGGCCGAGGCGCTCGGCTTCGGTGCTGAGGAGGGCTATGAGCACCAGGACTCGATGTTCGAGGAAGGGGCCAAGCCTTCGCAGAGCGCTTCCACCAACGACGACGAAGGGAACTTCTGATGCCCAACGCATTCGCGAACGCTCGTCGTCTCGCGACTGCAGCCGGGTACCGCTCTGGTCTCGAAGAGCTGATCGCTGGTCAGCTCGCCGGGGCCGGAGTGCCGGTGCAGTACGAGATGTTCACGATGAAGTACATCATCCCGGAGCGGCTCGCTCGGTACACCCCCGATTTCATCCTCCCCAACGGCATCGTCATCGAGACCAAGGGGCGGTTCGTGACCGAGGATCGCAAGAAGCACAAGCTGATCCGAGAGCAGTTCCCCGATCTCGACGTTCGGATCGTCTTCTCGAATCCGAATAACACCATCGGCAAGAAGTCCAAGACGTCCTACGGCATGTGGTGCGAGCGCGTTGGGATTCCATTCGCTAAGCGCGTCGTCCCTCCTGATTGGATCAAGGAGCCGGTGAGTGAAGCCAAGCTCCACGAGGTCAGGAGGGTTCTTGGATGGCAGCCAGGATGACAACCATGCCGCTGGTGGAGGTACTGCCAGCTCTCGCTGGATCAAAGGAGGCTGCAGACGAACTGATAGATTACATCGTCAAGAAGACTCGGATCCCGGCGGAGGAGTTTGAGTTCCAGTACGCCGTCCGCCGCAGCCCGAGTGAGGTGCAGGTTTCGGCGCGTACAGGGGACTACGTCCTGCTTATCTCCGTCTTCCCGAAGACCTCTACAGGTGCCCGCAATCGTTTCATCAACGCCCTACGTGGCAAGCCCTGATAAGGAGCCGACACATGGCCAAGACCACGACTCAGACTGAAATGCTGCTCCGCCACTTCTCCATCGCCCCGTCCATCAGCGGTGTTGAGGCTGGCGCCATCTACCGGATCCGCTCTCTCCACCGCCGGATCCTCGACCTTGAAGCGCAGGGCTACAAGTTCCATCGTGAGCTGCGCAAGGATGCGACCGGCCAGCGGTACATGCGCTACTTCTTCAAGGGCCGAGAGGCCGCTTCGACACCACAAGCCGCGGTCTGATCCATGCCATCTGACAGCCAATGCATCGGCAAGGAGCCGTGCCCCAAGTGCGGCTCGCGCGACAACCTCGGGCGGTACGATGACGGCCATGCCTACTGCTTCGGCTGTCACTACTACGAGCCCGGCGACAGCCAACCCAAGAGCGAGGTCAAGAAGCCCATGACGAAGGACTACAGGCCTCTTCTCGGGGAGGCTGTCGCTATCCCTGCCCGAGGGCTCACCAAGGAGACGTGCCAGAAGTTCGGCTACATCACCACCAAGCTCGGTAGTGGGGAGGTTGTGCAGGTCGCGAACTACCCTAACGGACAGAAGGTCCGATCTCGCGACAAGACGTTCTCGGTACGCGGCACACTCGGCACCGACCTCTTCGGTCGCTCGCTGTGGCGCGAGAAGGGCCGCCGCGTGATCGTGGCCGAGGGCGAGATCGACGCCATGTCGATCAGTCAGGTCCTCGACCACAAGTGGCCGGTGGTGTCGATTCCGAACGGAGTGGCCGGGGCCCGCAAGGCTCTGGCCGCCAACCTCGACTGGCTCAGCAGCTTCGACGAGGTTGTCCTATGCTTCGACATGGATGATCCGGGCAAGGAAGGCGTCACCGCTTGTAGTGATCTATTCCGGCCCGGCCAGCTCAAGGTCATCTCGCTCCCCCTCAAGGACGCGAACGAGATGCTGAAGGCGAAGCGTGTTGAGGATCTGGTACGCTGCATTTGGGACGCGAACACGTATCGCCCCGACGGCATCGTCCAGGTCAGCGACGTGCTCTCGAAGGTGCTCAAGGCGCCGGAGCAAGGGCTGCCATGGTGCATCCCAGCTCTGACGGCAGCAACCTTCGGGCGGCGCTACGGTGAGGCTGTGGCGCTTGGCGCTGGAACCGGTGTGGGCAAGTCCACGCTGATGACCCAGCAGATCATGGCTGACCTACAGGCTGGCCATAAGGTGGGCGTGTTCGCCTTCGAGCAGCTCCCCAGCGAGACCATCAAACGGATCGCCGGGCAGATGACCGGGCACACCTTCCATATCCCGGATGGGTCCTGGAAGCAGGAGGATCTCGAAGCTGCGGTGACGCAGCCGTGCTTCGATGGCCTCTACCTCTACGACCACTTCGGAGCCTGTGACTGGGATGTCGTCCGCGAACGCATCCGCTTCCTCCGGCACGCGCACGGCGTACGCTTGATCTACCTGGACCACCTCACGGCCCTGGCAGCGTCAGGCGGGGATGACGAGCGCATCGTCCTGGAGCGGATCATGTCCGAGGTCGGCTCGCTCGTGAAAGAGCTGGGCATCTGGCTCTTCTTTGTCAGCCACCTATCGACCCCGGAAGGGGCGCCTCATGAGGAAGGTGGTCGCGTCAAGATCCGCCACTTCAAGGGCAGCCGAGCCATCGGCTTCTGGTCCCACTTCATGTTCGGGCTCGAAAGAGACCAGCAGGGTGAGGACGAGGATGTTCGGGACAAGTCTGTCCTTCGCATCCTGAAGGACCGCTACACCGGGCGTGGAACGGGCCTCCAGATACCGCTCTCGTACGACACGTCTAAGGGAGTTCTGGTCGAAGAGAAGGAAGCCGTCTTCAACAACGATAATGGAGAACCGTTCTAATGCACTTCAATCAGTATCAGGACAAGGCCATCGACACGGCTGTATACGACCGTACTGCTCTTCGCGTCGTCTACCCGGCCATGGGCCTTGCTGCTGAGGTCGGGGAGACACTGAACACCGTCAAGAAGATCTACCGAGATCACGGTGGCGTTGTCCCCGACGACAAGAGAGACGCTCTCGAAGCTGAGCTGGGTGATGTCCTGTGGTACCTCGCCGTCCTTGCTGAAGATCTCGACATCAGCCTTGATGACGTCGCCAAGAAGAACCTCAAGAAGCTCCGCGGCCGTGCTCAACGTGGCACGCTCAAGGGCAGCGGAGACAACCGATGACCTTTGCAGAACTCGCTGAGGAGATCGAGAGGCGCTTCAATGAAGAGAAGGCCAAGCTCAGCAACCCCACCCAAACAGAGCTGAGGGCACTCCGAAAGAGGGTGACGAAAGAAGCTCGCGAACAACTAACAGTCATCAAGTAGGAGACCCCCATGTATCGCTCGAACCGGAACCCGGCGTTCCGCTCCTCGTTTGCCGAGACCATCTTCAATCAGAAGTACGCCCACGAGAACGCCGAGACCTGGGACGAGCTGGCTCACACGCTCGTCGAAGCTGTCTGCAAAGACTTCCTCCCGCGCGATGTGAAGGCGGAGATCGTGGAGGTCATCCGCAAGATGCAGTTCATTCCTGGCGGGCGCTACCTCTACTACGCTGGTCGGGAGGCGCGATACTACAACAACTGCTTCCTACTCCGAGCTGAGGAAGACACCCGAGAGGACTGGGCGTCGCTATCGTGGAAGGCAGAGAGTTGCCTCATGACTGGCGGCGGGATTGGTATCGACTACTCCCGCTACCGCCCGCGTGGCCGCGTTCTCAGCCGCACTGGGGGGCTTGCCTCGGGTCCGATCCCGAAGATGCTTATGATCAACGAGATCGGTCGTCATGTGATGCAGGGCGGCAGCCGCCGGTCGGCGCTGTACGCCTCGCTGAACTGGCGCCACGCGGACGTAAATCAGTTTCTGACCATCAAGGACTGGCACTCGATTAAAGTACCTGGCACCGACCGGACGTTGGCTCAGGTCAAGCAGGACGACTTTAATTACCCGGCTCCGCTCGACATGACCAACATCAGCGTCAACTACGACAACGCCTGGCTCGAAATGGCAGCCAAGGGGGACATCGGGGAGACCTTCATGGCCAACGTCGTGCAGGCTCTCAAGACTGGAGAGCCCGGGTTCTCGTTCAACTTCGGATCGAAGGAGAATGAGACGCTCCGGAACGCCTGCACTGAGGTGACGTCGGAGGATGACTCGGACGTATGCAACCTCGGCTCGGTCAACATGAGCCGTGTTGGGGACCTGTACGAGATGGCCCATGTCTGCAGGATGGGAACGATGTTCCTGCTTTGCGGCACGCTCACTGCTCAGCTACCCTACGCTAAGGTCGCTGAAGTGCGGGAAAAGAACCGCCGCCTGGGTCTGGGGCTGATGGGCGTTCACGAGTGGCTGATCCAGCGGGGGCACCGCTACGAGGTGGTCCCGGAGTTGCACGACTGGCTCGCTACGTACCGCGATGCCAGTGATGTTACGGCTCGGCGACTCGCTGACGAGTTCGGCATATCTCGGCCTGTGGCTGTCAGAGCCATCGCCCCTACCGGGACGATAGGTATCCTGGCGGGAACCACCACCGGCATCGAGCCCCTCTTCGCGGTGGCTTACAAGCGCCGTTACTTGAAGGGTACGGACTGGCACTACCAGTACGTCGTCGACTCAGCTGCGGAGGAGCTGATCCAACGCCACGGAGCAGACCCTGACAAGATCGAGAGTGCTCTCGACTTGGCGGCCGACTACGAGCGACGGATCAAGTTCCAGGCGGATGTCCAGGACTATGTTGACCAGAGTATCTCATCAACCATCAACCTCCCACAATGGGGGACGGAGCTGAACAATGAAGGATTGGCACGAGACTTTGCTACGACGCTTGCCCGCTATGCTCCTCGGCTGCGCGGGTTTACTTGTTATCCTGATGGTAGTCGCGGGGGGCAGCCGCTAACGGCGGTCCCATATCGCGAAGCTCGGGATTCTACCGGTAAGGAATACCGGGAGGAGTTCCACGACATCTGCGACATCTCAGGAAAGGGAGGAACATGCGGCGTCTGATTTCCTGCCTCACGGCATGGATTCCAGTATCGCGGCGGCGGTTCGATGAAGTGGAAGGAGAGGCCCAGCGCCTCTCCGCCCTTCTCCACCACGCGGCGAAGCGCATCGCGGAGATGCAACAGAGGCTGGATGAAGCCGGTCTCGGGAAGCCATTCAAGGAGGACTGATAGATGGCGAAGATTGTCTACAAGAAGATGACGCACCCGGTAGAGAGCATCGAGATTACTTGTGTGTTCAATCAACGGGACAAACTCACCTTCCATCACTTCGAGGCGAACAGCCTTCGAGTTTCGCTGGAGGAGAGAGGTCGGTTTAGCCACATCCGGTTTTCAAAGTCAGACGCCAAGGTTCTGGCTCAAGTCCTCAACGATTGGGTGGAAGGAAAGTTCTGATGCGCCGTCTAGTGTTCGACTGTGAGACGGATGGCCTACTGCCGGAGCTAACCAAGGTCCACTGCATCGGTACCATCGACGTCGACACTGGTGAGCAGACCAGTGAGCACACGCCGGAGGGGATCAAAAGCACGCTTCGGGAGCTGATGGATGCTGACGTCATTGTCGGACACAACATCATCGGCTTCGATATCCCGGCAATCCAGAAGGTATACCCTTGGTTCAGGCCTCGGGGCATCGTTCGGGACACGTACGTGCTGTCCACGCTCATGCACCCGCACATCGCTGAGTCCGACTTCGAGCGGGCCCACAAGAACACTCTCCCGAAGAAGCACATCGGCAGCCATTCGCTGGCCGCCTGGGGCTTCCGGCTGGGTGAGCTGAAGGCGGAGTACGAGGGAGGCTGGCTCAAGTACTCGGAAGAGATGCGCCGCTACATGGACCAGGACGTTGTGGTCACCAAGAAGCTACTCTCTAGCTTCGAGAGGACGGCGTCGGAGTGGGGCATCGACATCTATGATGACCATCCATCCCCAGGCAAGGACTGTGTGGACCTGGAGCACCGCGTCGCGTCCATCGTCTTCCAGGTCGAGAAGACTGGTATGAGGTTCGACCGACCGGCCGCAGTGGCCCTGGCCGCAAAGCTCTCTGCTCGTAAGCAGGAGCTTACAGATGAATTGCAGAAGCGTTTCCCACCTCGCAAGGTCACCGAGACGTTCATCCCGAAGGTGAACAACAAGAAGCGTGGGTATGTGAAGGGTCTCCCCTTCGAGAAGGAGTGGACGGTTGCGTTCAACCCTGCCTCTCGGCAGGAAGTGGCCCGCCGCCTACAGGGGCTCGGATGGAAGCCTGCTGCATACGGTAAGGATGGAACCCCGACAGTGGACGAGGATATCCTCTCGACCCTCCCTTATCCGGAGGCGAAGCTGCTGTCCGAGTTCTATGTCGTCGACAAGCGTCTTGGACAGATCGTCCACGGTCAGGAGGCATGGTTCCGGCATGAGCACAACGGGAGGATCCACGGACGGATCCGCTCTAACGGTGCGCATACAGGGCGCATGACCCATTCCCGGCCGAACCTCGCCCAGGTCCCTGCGAACCACGCACCGTACGGTGAGGAGTGCAGGGCCTGCTTCATTTCCGACGAAGGCTACACCATGGTCGGCTGTGATGCCGATGCCCTGGAGCTGCGAGACCTCGCTGGCTACATGGCTCACTGGGACAACGGGGCGTACATCGAGACTGTCCTGCGTGGAGACAAAGCGCAGGGCACCGACATGCACACCCTCAACGCCAAGGCTATCGGCTGCGACCGGGACACCGCGAAGACTTTCTTTTACGCGATGATCTACGGCTCTGGCGAAGCGAACCTCGGATCCGTGATTGGATCCAAGAGCCGCAGCGCTAGGGCTGACGGAGCTGCAGCGAAAGCCCGCCTTATGGCTGGCGTACCGGCCCTCGGTCGGTTGGTGCGAGCTGTGTCCAGCAAGATCGAGAAGCGCGGATACCTCGTCGGCCTCGATGGTCGGCGTCTGTACACCCGCTCTCAGAACGCGGCGCTCAACACCCTCCTCCAGGGTGCCGGTGCCGTACAGATGAAGCGCGGCCTCGTCATCCTCTGCGACAGCCTCACCCAGGCTGGTTACGAGTGGGGGCGGGACTACGCGATTGTTGGTCTGATCCATGACGAGTGGCAGGCGTACGTCAAGCCTGAGTTGGTCGAGACCTACGGCAACGCTGCAGTTCAGGCGATCCGAGCGGCTGGGAAGTTCTACGACTTCAAGTGCCCTCTGGATGGCCAGTGGAAAGGAGGCGCGAATTGGAAAGAGACGCACTGAGAGGGGAGGAGCAGTACGTCTACGTCGTCACTCACCCCAATCTCCCACGGTTCTCAAAGATCGGAATAACCCGCCAACCTCGAAGGAGACTTCATGACTACCAGATCGGATGCCCATTCAAAGGATTCCGGTTCGCCGCTGTCTGGCGAGTCCCCTGCGGGACAGCTGACGAACTCCGAGCCCATCTCGCCCTCCGTGACGTCCGCGTACAGAACGGGGAGTGGTTTCGCGTCGACCCCCAACTTGCCATCTCCATCCTCGGAAGATTCGAAGGATGGGAGCGGATGGCTCTCGCACATGGGTCCAGAAGACTGTGCAATGATGCGCTCAAGGCTGAGGCTGAAGTACGGGATCGTCGAACCAGTGGAACAAGGCGATGAGCGTTAGTCTGCTCATCGACGCTGACGGGATCATCTTCGCGGCTGCCGCTGCGGCTGAGAAGGTGATCCCTTGGGACGACGACATCCATACCGTCCACGCGGATCTGAACGAGGCGAGGGACATCGCCTACGGGAAGATCGAGGCGCTCCGGGAGAAGATCCCCGGGCCCACGAACGTCGTGCTCTGCTTCAGCTGCTCCTCTCGGAAGTACTTCAGGCACACCCTCTACCCGGCCTACAAGGGCCACCGAGGGAAAGCGATGAGGCCACCCCTTGTAAGGCGGGACCTTACCGCGTGGGCCAAGGGGCAATACGAGTACTACGAGCGTCCAGGCCTAGAAGCGGACGATGTCATCGGCATCCTCGCCACCAGTAAGGTGATTGTGTCCGGCCCCAAGACCATCGTCAGCCCGGACAAGGATCTCCTGCAGATCCCCGGGAATCACCTCACGAAGACCGGATCCACCGTCTACCGACAGCCCGAGGAGGCCGAGCGCCAGCTCTGGCTTCAGGTCCTGACGGGGGACGCCACAGACGGCTACCCAGGCTGCCCTGGGATCGGGGCTGTACGGGCCGAGCGGATGCTTGAGGAGGCGGACCCTTCGGAATACCCGAAGATCGCCTTCGACGCCTACGTCAAGGCCGGGGCAGCTGACACGTTCGAGACCATGGTGAACGTGGCCAGGATCCTCACCGCTGACACCTACAACTTCAAAACCAAGGAGCCTATTCTATGGCAGAAACCATCCTGAACCAGCGCGATTCCATCTACGGCGAGATCCCTTTCTCCGTGCGCGCTCAGACCGCCCAGCAGCTCAAGGAAGTTCTCCGCAACGGAGCCATCTGGCGGAAGCTCTCCTACACCGAGCAGGAAGCCCTGGAGATGATCGCCCACAAGCTGGCGCGTATCGTATCCGGGAACAATAGCGTCCAGGACTCCTGGGACGACCTTGCAGGTTACG